TAGAAAAACATAATTCATCATGTATCTGAAGTAATGGTTTAAATCCTGCTTTATAGCAATCAATCATAGCTTGTTTAGTTTGGTCTGCTGCAGATCCTTGGATCAATCTATTTAAAGCTTTATAAGTAAAAGCCCTTCTGATGTTATTTCCATATATGGCCTTAGCCTCCTCATACTGCATGGCCTTGTTCATTCCGAAGGTAGCAGGCTCCCACATGTCAAATCGGCATTTACGACCCCCTATCGTTCGAATAAAACCATATTTAGAAGCACTGTTGGTAACTTCTGTTGCTAATCTTTTAACAAAAGGCACTCTTTCTCCATATTGTCTTAAAAGAGCTTCAGCTCTATCTTTGTTAATACCTAATTCTTTACCTAATTTAGCCTTACCCATACCATAAAATAATCCAAGATTAATTGTCTTAGCCTGGGTTCTAGTAATACCCGCCATGTCCGCCACGATCTGGTGAAAGTCAGCAGACTCGTTTTTATAAGCTTCAATAAACTCCGCTGCACCATCAAAATGATCATTGACGGATGCAGCGTAGTGAGCAACAAGCCTAGGCTCCTGTTGTGAGTAGTCGAAACTACCCCATTGTTTACCTTCTTCAGGTAAGAACAAGCTTCTAATTTTATCTCCATACTCTTTGTTCCTTGCAGGAATTTGTTGCAAGTTAGGGTTTGAATATGATAAACGTCCAGATACAGTTCCACCTTGGTCAGATCTCAATTGATTAATTTCAGAATGAATTCTACCTTTGTGGGTATATCTTAAAATGGAGTCTATGAATGTTGAATGAAATTTATTTATTTCTCTTGCTTCTCTTATTAGTTGGGCTATCGGGTTATCACAATTTACTAACCAGTTTTGGGTAAAGCTTGGTTCATCACTTTTCGGTGTCCGTGGGTACTCAACACCAATACGATCAAACACTTGAGCAACAGATCGAGCAGCCCATATGTCTACATCTAATGTAGTTTGTTTTTTAATATCATGTAATACTTCAGACTCTTTCTTCTTAAAATCTTTTTTAAGCAACAAAGCCTTCTCCTCGTCCACTCTTATACCTGTTCTTCTAGTTTCAATCAAAATAGGTAATAATTCCATCTCCATTTCCCACACATCATGTAGAGACTGCTTAGATAGCTCTGTTTTTAACGTTTGCCATAAACGTAAGGTAAGCCCTGCATCTTGCTCAGCATAGAAGCCTACGTAGCCCGCAGGCAGCTTCCACATGTCCGCTTTGGGGTCAATTCCCCATTCTTTAGCTTTTTCATTTAAAAATGTTTCATTCTTAATTTCACCTAAGTAATCTTTAGCACATGCATTTAAACTAAAACTAAATCTGTTTTCGTTAATCAATGCAGCAGCAATCATAGTATCAACTATCTTACCTCTAATCTCAAAACCATTAACAAGCAGCCAACCAACATCATAACTTGCATTATGAAATATTTTAGTTGCATCTGTTTTTAAAATATCTTGCATCCATGCGCAGGTAATCGACAAATCCATATTTCCACCAGCATCATGAGCAATAGGGAAGTACCACTGTTGCCCAAGTGCAGCAACTGCAAACCCTACAATGTGTCCATCAAATGTTGCCCATCCTGGTCCTTTAGTTTTAATGTTTGGATCTTTAGTTTCTAAGTCAATTGCAATCTCTTTTGCTTGAGATAAATCTGGATACTCTGCAGGACAAATCCAATCACTATCGTTGTATATAAAATTTAATTGATGAGTCATTGTTTTAATCTACTAAAATTTGCATCTTCAATTGATATAGCTTTTTTATGAGGTATGTTCATTTCAAACAAAGCACAATCTGCACAGTAATAATTATATTCGTAAACAATCACTGCAACTACTTCATCACAACGTTCACACATAATTAATTTATTTTTTCTTTTTCTCTTCATTTAAATGTTCACTTTTAATTAATTGCTGTAGCACTGTACTATAAGGATTAAAACTATAATCTTTTGCACAACCTGCTGTTAATAAAAATAATAAAATTAATTTCATTTTCTTTTTTTAATATCTTTCATTGTCTTAATTTCTAATTGACAATAATGAATTATTTTTTCTAAGTCTTGTATCCCCGCTTTATTTAAGTAACGACAAACATATTTTACAACACATCCTTGAAAAAAGGATAAATTATTTTTTGAAATAAATTCATAGGGTTGAATGGGAAAATTTTTGTAGTGACTCCCGCCTATTTGTTTGTCTTGAGGAAAAGCCTCATCGAACATAGATTTATCTGACATAGTTAGCCTCATATTGTTTATAGTATTTTCCTAATGGAAAGTTATATTGATGGTAAGTACCCAACAGATGGAGTGTGCCTTTAGATCTTGTTGCACCTGTGTACCAGACTCTAAGTTCTTTTACCTTATCTGCTAAATTTTTTTTATCGAAATGTGATGGGAAGTTACATTTGCTCGCCAGGACAACATTGTCTGCTTCACCTCCTTTGACTTGGTGTATTGTATCTATAATTATTTTTGGTGGTTGATTAAGATCTACACCTTCACTCATAAGTTTTTGAAAATATTGCTTATCTTTATCCTTGAATTTTCTCTTAAACACTTGGTTCCATGCACCTTTTTCATCACGCATACCACACCTTAAATGTAATTCGTCAAATGTAAAGACTTGATTTGGATGTGCAAAACTCCACTTTTTACTGTCCGTTGACCGGTATCCGTGATCTATATTTAACAAAAACTCATACATGGTTACTGCTTCTTCTCTTGTAATGCTGCCTCCCTCACAAATCTTTTCCCAATAATTAATTGCTGAAAATTGATTAGGATCAAATGATTTATTATTCTTTTGATCTTGGTAATATAAACCTAGGTTCCTTGCCTCCTGTTGGAGTTCTCTTTTAACATCATTAATTCTAGCTAATACCATCCAGTTTCCATCCATATCCCAAGGTACTTTTTTAAGACCACCCCATCTGTACACATGACCTTCTTTACCATTGGAGTGAAATTCTTTCTGAATTCTTTTATCACCCATACTATTTAATAAACATTTTGAAAAAAAATGTATGTTTTTATTTAATCTAACTGACTTTTTTAACACTAAAGTTTTACCAGGAAACGTTTGAAATAGGTCAACATCAGCACCATTCCATTCATAAATAGCTTGGTCATCATCACCTGCAATATAAACTCGCTCTACTGCACGAGCTATTTTAACTACCATATCCCACTGTAAAGGTGTTAGATCCTGAGCTTCATCTACCATTAAAACTTTAAAAGGCACTACCAAACCATCATCAATAAACTTTTGAACCATGTCAGTAAAATCTAATCTATCCGATGTTCTAGTTCCATTCTCCATCTCCATTGTTTTAAATTTTTCGTAACCGGCAATAATAGATTTAAATTGTTGTAGTCTTACAGACTTTCTGGATTGTTGTTTGTATAGCCACACAGGATCAACTTTCATGTTTCTTGCTCTGTCATATATTTGTAAGGACCAATTGTTGTAAACCTTTTGATCATCCCAAGTATCTTTGTAACCTACCTTGACAGTTCCATACTGTGTATGAAACATCAGCAGGTCTGCCTTTGGATCTAGTACGGGAATTTCAGCAAACTGTTGTCTGGCCAAAGAATGTAATGTTCTAAAATATGAGAAAGCATCTTCGTCATAACCTTTAAACTTTTGTCTAACCCTTGCAACACATTCGTCCACAGCTTTATTAGTAAATGATACATAACAAATTTCGTCTGGAGAGTAACCTTTCTCAAGGTACCTCTTAACTCTTTTAAGTAGGTTTTCTGTTTTACCTGTACCAGGTGGGCCAAATATTTTAATTGTCTTCCCACGCAGCTTTTGCTTTAGTAAATTTGACATCTTTATTTTTATGTTCCATTTGTTTTGGTAATGTAACGACCCAATGTCTAGTTTGAATACCTTTAAACTTAGCTTTAGGAAGTGCCTTACCTTGTTCTAAAAATCTAGTACATTCTTTTTCATTCCAATTGTACCCCATTTTTTTCATAAAAGATCTAAACGTCTCTAGCTTAAATCTCATTTCTGACTCATCTTTCCAAATATTACCAGAATCAATTTGATCAAATTCTGTTGTATCTTCTATATCTTCAATAAACTTAGTCATTCTAGAATTAAATACATCTTCTTGCTCTTCACCTGCATTAAATCCTTCCATGTCTTGTTTGTTAGATATCAACTCATCTAACCAATCTCTGTATGGATCTGGATCTCTTTTACTTGGTTTCAAAGATCTCCAAACAATATCGTAGTTAAGTAATTGTTCGCCCAACAGCTGCTGTTGGTATAATTGTTTTGTACTTAGTCTAATTGATTTACCTTGAATAGGTAAAATCCAATAAGGTTCAGGATAAGAATTAACTTTTAATAACTTACCTACCTCAGGCAAAGCTTCATTGGTTCCAATACCATGCTTACGTCTTAGACATGTGCTTGATGAACAATGCATTCTTGCAATAGAAGTTTTACATTTGTACGCGTATTCTTTATTTTCTACGCCTTTAAAAATATTATTTAATTCTTGAGGATGTAAAGGTTCAGAGCAAACCTTAGTCATTAAGTTTCTTGTCCAATCTTCGTACATGACAGGATCTGGATTTATTTTTTTTGCTAACACTGCAACATTAAACATTGCATCATTACGGCCTTCACCTTTTTGAACTTTGTTTTTCATAAAGTTTACAACACAAGGTGGGTAATCTTTTGTTTCATCGTCTTGAAATATTTTAAGCTTCTTAAACTCAGCAGGAGTTAATCTATAATCACATACAAACTTATATAGGTTTTCTAATTTTATAGAGTTACCTTCGTTGTCCATTGCAACACGAGTTGTCATGTGTGCTTTTTGATATGGAAGGTTTACAAAATTACCTTTTCTTTTTTTATTCCA